ACTATAATCTTTTTCAGTCAATGTTTCAAAAGTTTGATACATGTCATTGTAATATAATTTTCTGAACATTCTATAGGGGTTTTGTATGTATTCTAATTCCCTAGTGTCTGTATCAAAGATATGGAAGCCCCTGGGGTCTTTATAATCACTCCATGTTATCTCATAGGGATTTCCTAAATAGAAAACTGTTCCATTGTCTGACTTGTGATGAAAGTGTCCGCTCATAGCCATATCGAACTTATCAAAAACATTTGCTTCCACACCTTCATGACTCCATGAACCAATATGTTGTTCAAATCCTTTTACTTCAAGATGACCCATAAGAATTTGACATTGTGTATTCTTAATTGCCTTCATACACTCACCATAATTATCTTCATTTATCCACGGCATCATGAGAATTCCTAGTCCATCAAAATCTACTTCTTTTGGTGATGAATACATCCACGGCTCCACCTTTCCTTCATGTGTAGTAAATATTTCTTCTATGGAATTTAATTCATTAGTATTTTTGTGGAAAGTATCGTGATTACCGATAATTATGTGAGTATCTACTCCCAGTTTCCAAAGGCGTTCAACGAAATTTGTTCGTAGATCATTCAGTATTTTAAAGTTAATAAATTTTCTACGATCTACTACATCACCTAAATGAATACAAGTTTTAATATTATGTTCTTCTAGGTAGGGAAAGAATATATTATCATAGAATTTTTTAAAATAATTTAAAAAGGTGAGACTGTCACCTCTTGCACCCCAATGTGTATCTGTAATAAGGGCTATTTTCATAACATCTTTCTATAATCTTGAAATTCTACACCATACGCAATAATACAAAATGATTTGTATTCTGGATGATATTCAATAATTGTGAATGTTCCTGTTTCTGAATTTACATAGATACGAAAAGGTAAAGTTACTGGTTTATGTGCTAGGCCTGTTTCTGTTCTAACTTTAGTAAATCCCAAACCCATATAAAGTAATTTTTCTCCTTTTTCTTTCAATGATTGTAATGTTTCTTCTTCATCTGCACACATTACAGGTTTCTCATTCCATTCTCCTGCAATCGGGACCATAATAGGCGACAGAGCAAGTAATATAAAAAGGAAAAAAAGAAAATATGAACGAAAAGGTAAAAATTTTCTCATGCTACCCTCATAAAAAGTTCTAATGCTGTATCTTTTTTCTTGATAATTTTCTTCTTCTTACTCTTTTCAAAAGTATCTACAAATTCATCAACTATTACTTTGAAATCAGAGTTTTTATAATCATTAATATTTTCATGTTCATTTGCTTCACCACTAATATCCATATCCATATAATTAGGATTTGTTTCATAGTTTTGCATACTCTTATATTTTATGTATAACTGTTTTTTCTCTTTTTGGATTCTTCGAATAAAAGCGTAATAAATTATTTGTGTAAAGTAAGCGAAGGGATTGTTGGATTTTTCTGGATTGAAATTGTGGATATAATGTAAACAGTTTTCTATTCCATCAGAAATCATATCATTTTTAAATGCATAATTTATAAAGTTTGGTCTGAATGATAATCTTTGAGCAATCTTTAAAAATACTGAACCTAGATATTCTGAAATTTGAGGAAGGTCTTTATCTTTTTTAACTGCATTATCATATTCTGCTTTATATTCAATCATTGCCTCTAAAAATTTGGCATTGTCAACATAGTGAAGTTTATTCTTATTTGATTTTCGTTTAGCCATAATATTTTTTATTTCAATTAATGTCGTATTATTATTATATCACAAATTTGTAAGATGTCAAGTTTAGTTCATTAAACCATCCGGCTTAAAATCTTCTAATATCTTTGTCATTTTATTTAACTCTTCATTCTTGTCATGTCCAAGATCTTCTTTTACAGAATTTATATAAAATTCTTGATAATCTTCTCCTAATTCAGAAACAGACATAATACATCTTGCAGCTAAAGGTACAAATGTAGTATCTGTAAAAGGTAGCCATTTAAGCAATGCCATTTGTGTACTCTTTTCTTTATCATCGAATTTCATCATCACTTTCATCGGCCAATGAAGTTCTAAATAACCATTATCTTTACTTCTATCATTTACTACAACTTTAGAGAAAATTATTTCACCATTATCTAATCTAATTACTTTTAGATTATCTTTATCCAATTCTGGCATTTATACCTTTAATGTAATATTGTGAATCTTGTATGGAAATTTTTCCTCATCATATATTTTTAATCTATCTTCATGATGGCGATAAGCATAATTCTTTCTATTCTTCCATCTCAAGTCATCTGCTATATCATATAAGGTAGTTTTATCTGTTGTATCTGATAATCGTAATCCTCGCCCTATAGACTGTAAGTTCCGAATACGAGATTTAGAAGGAGAAGAGAAAACAATGTTGTGAAGATTCCTAATGTTGATGCCGGTACTGAATACACCATAACTTGCCACGATGATGGCATCTCGTTCTGTCTCTGCAATTGCTCTGATTTGTTCTCTAACTTCTGTTTCTGTTCCGCCAAATACGAAAAAGGTTTTTCTACTTTCATCTGTTTTCTCCTCGATCATATCGTATAAAATACGTCCATGTTTTTTCACTAATCTAAAGAGTAGCAAAGTATTACCTTTTAAAGACAATACTAGGTTTCTTATATATTTATTTCTTTTCTCATGTCCTACCAAAAATTCTATCTCATCAGCATACTTAATCTGTTTAAATTGTTCACATACAACATCAGGATACTTTAACAATATAACTTCTACATTTAAAGAAGATAATTCTTTTCGATCCATCAACTTTTTGGTTGTAGTTACTTTATAAACCTTACCAAATAGACCTTCAAGTACTAATTTGTGAGTTTGAGTTCCATCTAATGTTCCTGTAGTTCCTATTCGATATTCTGCGTTCACACATTTAGTCATAAGAGTTGTAAGGGATTTCGATTTAAATCCATGTGCTTCATCACCAATCACCAACTTATATGGTTCAAATGTTTTCTTACCAAGTTTGTAAATAGATTGCCATGTTGAAATAACCACTAGTTTATCGGAAACCTTATCTTGTCCGGCATAGACTTGATGACAATACTTTGCGGAATCCCATCCATACTCTTGAAAATCTGAATATAATTGTGAAACAAGTGAAGTGGTAGGAACGATTATTAATGTTTTAACATTGAGTGCTCGTACTATGAGATATATGATTAGGGATTTTCCACTTGCGGTAGGTGATACTAATAAAGTTTTCTTGTATGATAAGGCATGATGAAATCCATCTAATTGATAGTCTCTAGGTTCAAAAGGTAATTTTAGATTTTTAAGGAACTCTTCATTTTTTTCTATCTTACGTGGTTTCCACCAATCACCATCAGGCTTTACTTCATAATTTCTTTTTTCAGCAAATATAAAAACGTACTCAAGTAATCCACTATACAATAATCTATTATGAATATTGAATAGTCTAATCTTACCATCCCAAATTTTCATACGATATGCTGGCATGAATGTGTGGCCCGGTACAGTAAATGTGAAAAAATCACACAATTCTTGTGCTACGCTAGCTTCACAGGTAATCTTAAGAAAGACTTCATCCTTCTTAGATACTTCTATCGTGTCAATGACCTTCTGTGAAACGTTTCCAATCGATTGCATTTTTAATTAAATATCCTCTATTCGATAATCCTTTTACTATGGCTTCAAGGTAATCCACCTTTTCTTCTTGTAGTGATATTTTTTTCTTACCTTCTATTATGTCATCATCAGCATCTATGTACTCTTGTACATCTGCCTTGAGTAACTTATATTGGAATGGCTCCCAATCATACGCCTCTAATTCTGTTGCATCCATTCTTCCTGAAAAATATTCCCTTTTAACTTTCAAGAGTTTACTATGATCAAACCTCATAGTACGGAGTCTTAATCTTTCATCGTGAAAGATAATCAGATATTTGTTATGTAGTTGTGGAATTTTTACCGATTCTTGTGATAATTCTGTTTCATCAATTTCACAATCACCTGACCATAATTTCTGTATTTCTTCAAACTTCATTTTATACTTTTATATAAACGATTCATACTATGTGAACAAATAATTCTATATCCCCAATCAGTCATCAATTTAAAGGCTTGTGCATCATGCATTTCTATATACATAATAGGTCTATGTTTTTTTATAGTTTGTTCGGCGCCTTGTAAAACTCTAAGTTCAAACCATTCAACATCCATTTTTATAAAATCTAATTTTTCGAATTCATAACTATCTAATGTTTTAATTTCAATTTCTATATTTGGAAATTTATCCCAATTAGGTTGTACCCATCTTTGTGCTTTACCAAAATCACCCTCATAAACAAGTGATGCCATTCCAGTATTGGTAGTATTTGGAACTCTCATTGTGGAAGTTCCATTCTCATGACCTAATGCTATTTTGTGTAGCGTAGTATAATTTCCCCAATCAGAATTTTCTTTGAGGAAATTTTCCATATTCTTTTGCCAACATTCTATATGGTCAGGGACAGGTTCAAAAGCTACAACAGTTTTAAATTTTTCTGCTAATCTTCTTGACCAAATTCCAACGTGAGCACCAATATCTAGTGCTACATCAAAATTGGATATATATTGTATTATTTCATCATATTCTTTTTGTTCATAATCTGCACCCCATTTATACCAATCATCACAATCAGGAACAAATATTCTTTTGTCACTTGTCAATCTCATAATCCTTTAATTTTTTGAGAACAACCATTGTTCCTTCTTGTTCAATTCCATCGGCATAACCATCATTGATCCATTCATCTATAAATTGTGTCACGCCTGGACATGTTGGATCACCAAAATCATGTGCTAAACAATAACCATTTAAATGATTCCAATGATGTATAAAATCTCTTTTAACTCCTTCATACGAATGATCTCCATCAACAAATAACATAGACAATGGTATATTTTCCATTGCCCATGAATTGTCTACTCTAATATCTATTCTCTCTTTTTCACTATAATCTTTTAACCAATCATCTGCATCAGGATCATGACATCCTTCTACAACATCAACTGAAACTATTTTTATATCTGTATTATGTGTTGCTACAGCAAGTAAAACAAGTGATCCTGCCCAATATCTACCAATTTCTAATATTGAACCTTCAGTAAGATATGATAATCTTGCATACTTATATAGTAATCCTGCTTCACGCAAGTCTAATCGTATAATATCTCTTGTTTCTCTGGAAGAATTGAATAACCATAATAAATGTACAAAATCACTTTTCATAATACCTCTTGACAAATCAAAAATCCATGTTATAATAGAGTGTGTTCGCCAGCAACACTAATATAGTTTAGTTGTTCAATAAGTTTCTAACTGTATATTGTGTATAATTAAATGTTACTGTTGCTACTTGATATGTGGGGTCTGTTGTAGTACTATCAAAAGATACTTCTGATAATGAGGTAGGAAAAATATCTTTGAAATGAAATTCCATTGTAGGGTTCATGGAACTACTTAATACAGTTAATACTGCGGATGTATATTTATTTTCTTTGCTTGTCATCCATTCAAAAACTTCTTGCCAATTTTTTAAATATTCATCAATCATAAAAGTTACATTAAGATCCCCATAAGTTATAATACCAGTATGGCGAGTAAAATTTTGAAGTTGTGGTACAGCCACAGGTGCACCTTCTAATGTTATACTTGGTAAATTAACAGTTTGAATAAAAAAGGAAGTTTTGGGTATAGCCGCAACATCAAATCTAAACTGAACATCGGCCAGAGGATTAATGTTTTTAGGTTGATCTGTTAAACTTGTCATATTTCCTTTTCATTCTTTGAAAATAAATTTGGTAGATTTGGTAAATTATTTCCTTGATAATTAACCCAAATAAACTGTATAGCTGGATGTTGTTCAACTACTTTAAGGATTTGTTCTGTCCAACTTTGGTGAACATCAATCCAACCTTTTGTTTTCACATTTCCTTGTCTTATTGTTTTGACTCCATTTTCATGTATGTAACCATCACGGATTTTACTATCTTTATTGAAATAATGATCTGTATCGGCATATAGATTATCATATTCATCATTTTTGTGATCAAAACCTAATAGGTAAACTTTTTCATAATCGTTACAAGTAAAATCTCTACACGCAATATGTAAAGCTGAAGTTCCTGTAGACCATCCTATCACTTCAGTACCTATATTACGAATTTTGTCTTCCTTACCTCTTCTTAACCAAATAATATAGTTTTCTGTGTCTGAACAATTTTCATTTAGTCCTGAGATATATACGAAATGTTCATCATCGAATCTTCTGTAAGTTTCTTTCTCTTTTCCATCCAATCCATACTTTAATGCATCATAAGATTCGGCAGGAAGTAAATTCCATGAATTATGTGTAAAATAACACTTACCATCAAAATCTGATTTAATAATTTCACTTATTATTCCAGCATCTATGGCACAAATTACATCAGGAGTAAAATCTCTATAACAAGCATTACACCCTATAATTGTTCCATCTAATTTTGATGGATCTATATTTTTTCTACTGGGACCGTTCCCTAATACAAAAACATTTTCACTCATAATATATTCTACTACTTTTATTATACACTAATATTTAGTAATGTCAATAAGCACAAAAAAAAGGGTGAACAAAAGTCCACCCTTTAATCTGTTCATCCTTAGATAAAGGATTACATAAGGTTTGCAACGATAACGTGCCTGTAATAGCGGTTAGCGTTAGCAGTAAGTGAACCATCACCGGCTCCGTTATTTGCGGATCCAGTTTCATTTGCGAAAGGATTGGAAACCAGACCATAACGAGTCTTGAAACCAATTTTCGGTTGAAATGAGTTCTCACCAACTGCACGAACCATCTGTAATGGAACATAAGGACAATAGAAAAGTCCTGCGTCATAAGCACTTGAACCTTTGTAACCAACTGTGAAATAGTTAGTTGCTGCGGAAGGTGCATATGGATCAACATAAACTTTAAATCGACCATTAAGTGTTCCAACCATAGTTGAACCTGTGTCGTCTGGATCAAAATCGTTTCCAGTAGGTGCACCGGAAAGTTGACCGGCCATAGCCAATGCGGATGCTACATCAGAAGATGTAATCAAGACATTACCTTTACCTCGGCGAGTGTCTTTTGCAATTGCGTTAGCTTCACGTTCAATCTGGAACATCAAACCTTTGAACTTCTCAACAGACCAACGTCCATTAGAGTCAGTATCAAGGTCAAAAGTTCCTGCGGATGTAGT